GCGTGTGCAGGTGGTTGACGTAACGTAAACCCGATGTTCTTCTTTTTGAGAACAGAACGTGAACAGATGCGAAACACAGTTTGCCGGGTAGGTAGGGCAGGGAAACCACGGAAACGGCTTGTAAGGCCCCTCAGAGCGCCGCTAAGACGTAATTCACGTTTTGTTCTCGATAATAGGTCAGCATTGCTTACTATTCTGGTATAGGGTTGACGTTAACGTAAGGCTGCATAGTAGGTCAGCAATGTTGACCGTTATGTGATGGGGGTGTGGTTGACGTTAACGTAAGATGGAAGGGGGGTAGTGTTTCACGTGAAACATTTTATGCATCCCCATTGCGAAATTCGCACCCCTTGAATATTGGTCCGGTTTTGGTACAAATATGGCCCCAGAATGATTAGATATCAGTGGAAAAAGCGTGTCTTTTCAGTAGTTTAGCATGGATTGAAGGTCTCTTTTCAGTATAGCAGGGGTGGGTGTGCGAGGGCCACCGGGGGGTGCCTACGTAGTATATATACACAGCTACACACACGGGGTTTTTCGCACCTATGTGCATTTCTACACAGTAAACCATCAGATATACACACGGAATGCGCAACACGTAGTACGAGATACAGCACGATAGACGGTTGCAGAACCGCAACACAGCCAAACTATTTTGATAACTATGTCGATTCCCTATTGACACCCTACTTTTTTTGAGTATAACTGCGTAGCAGGAACCCTAAGTAATACATATAAATGTTAAACGTCTATATGATAAACTCAAAGATAAGTAAAACATATATATGCTAAACATATAAGGTAGTTTACACAAAGATATTCAACTTAAAGAGTAGTATCGCATAATATGTTTAACATATATATGTTTAACGTAGGTAAGCTTCCTATTATATCTGTATAATTCGTACATATCGCATAATATGTTTAACATATATATGTTTAACGTAGGTAAGCTTCCTATTATATCTGTTTATATCTGTTTATATCTGTATAATCCGTACATATTGCATAATATGTTTAACATATCTGTTGACGCCCCTTATATATTTGTATATTCTACCTTCATACGTTACACAGCACAGCATATATCAGCTTAACAGATATATGTATTACATATAACATCTGTGCTGTGTTGACTAAGGTGTATACTGCTAACGCTAAGTTAACATAGAGATAAGCTGCCCTCTCCCAGCTACAGCCCTCTCCCTGACTTTGTGTTAAAAGCGTTAGCAGTATACTCCTACTGTAACCTCCGTACATTTAATCCCATATATTGTGTTGACTATCATGAAAAAGTCAGTAAAACTATACTCACACGAAAATGTCCTAGAAGAGTTCTACTCTGCTCTAGCTGACAAAGACGGTAAGCGTATACTTGAACAGGTCCATATACCTAAGAGTGACGTATTCTACGTTCGTGCTGCTATCGAAACAGACACGGGAGTACGATACACTCTAGATCGCGTGGAACGTGCAATGTATTTAGAAGGTATGCTAAATCGTAGGGATGTCTTCGAACCGGATGTCCCCCGTGAATGGGAAACGTAATAGATATGGCTACCACGAAAGACGTAGAACGCTTGCCTAGCGGTAAGCTGAAGTACCGGGGCGAAACGTATCCCGGTTACAACAAGCCAAAGCGTACACCCGGCGGGTCAAAGAAGTCAGCGGTGCTAGCTAAAAAAGGTGACCAAGTTAAGGTCGTGCGCTTTGGTGATCCCGACATGAGTATCAAGAAAGACCAGCCCGGTAGACGTGCAAACTTTCGTGCTCGACATAACTGCGACACAGCCAAGGATAAGTTCACGGCCCGTTACTGGTCCTGCAAGGCTTGGTAGCCTGTAACACTACAGAGGTAACACATCATGGCAGTTAACGCAGCAGGTAACTACACTAAGCCCGGTATGCGCAAGAAGCTCGTAGCGAAGTACAAGGCTGGCGGTAAGGGTGGTAAGCCGGGTCAGTGGTCTGCACGTAAAGCTCAGATGGTTGCTAAAGAGTACAAGGCGAAGGGCGGAGGTTACAAAAGCTGATGTCCTTAGCTAAGTCACAAAAGTCCCTCAAGAGTTGGACAGACGAGGACTGGGGTACGAAGTCCGGTAAGCCTTCTACGCAAGGCAAGAAGGCTACCGGTGAGCGCTACCTGCCTAAGAAGGCCAGAGATGCTCTCAGCGACTCTGAGTACGCTGCTACCTCTCGTGCTAAACGTAAAGGTACAAAGGCTGGCAAACAGTTCGTGAAACAGCCTAAGAAGATCGCAGAGAAGACAGCTAAGTTTCGTGCTAACGAAGGAGGGATGACACCCATGAAGAAACCTATGAACGAGGGCATGAAAGCTCTCAAGAAAGCAGCACCTGAAGTAGCCAAGCGTATGGGCTACAAGAAGGGTGGTATGGTTAACTGTGGTGCGTCTGTTCCAGCTACACAGCGCGGCACACCTAAGTCGTAACACAATGCACCCCGTCGAGGCTGACATTCGTGAATGGTCGCAGAACTTTCTGGAAGTACCATCTGAAGCACTCGGCGGCTTAGCCCCCTGCCCCTACGCACGAACAGCCTTCCTGAATGACAAGGTAAAGTTCAGCATCAATACGGGTGTCGGGGGTTTGTCCTTAGAGGTAAGCGCCTTTAAGAACAACGACTACGACATCGTAATCTGGGCAGATGAGACGCTACCAGAGGTCGGTTATCTAGATGGTTTCTGTGACGCTATCAACAGGACTATGGCAGCATCCGATATGCACCTGATGATGTTTCATCCAGACTACCCTGCAGATGAGGCTGGCCTAGACTTTCTGGTTGATCATTCGGTAAGTGAAGACAGTGACCTAACGTACTGTATGGTATTTGTGCAGAACTTGTCTAAGGTAGACGATGCTTCTGTTTGTTTAGAGAAGACAGGGTACTATTCGTATTTCCCTGAAGATGTACACAACGAACTCGTTCTAGAAAGAAGGAAGCTAAGATATGGCAATGGGTAAGAAACGTATGCCAGCTAAAAAGATGATGCGTGGCGGTATGACTGCTGCTGCCGCTGGTAGCAAGAAGAAGCCCGTTAAAATGCGAGGCGGTGGTATGGCAAAGCCTATCAAGATGCGCGGTGGCGGCATGACCAAGAAGGGCAAGAAGTAATGCAGAAGGCTGTTGTCCTCTTTTTCGCTATGCTGCTGTTGAAGGCAAGCAAGCCTTTCCAGTATGTAGCGGATAAGCTGCACAACAAGCACACGCAACTCTTGGATAAGGCAAACCAGTAATGCCCGACCTGTCAGCATCAAAGTTTCACACAAAGGGCTTCACGATAGCGGCTACTGCAGCGGACGCTAGTGCTACAGTTGTTTATACGTGTCCGAATAACTTTGGTGCCATCTGTCGGTACCTGCACCTGTCAAACAGCAGTAACTCCACAGAGAATGCCTATGTGCAGTTCTATCACGCAGATGATGGAGAGTATCACTACATTGCGAATGGCTTATCTATGTCAGGCCACAGCGTAGCTAGTCTTGTGGATGGCGGGTACTTTAACTTACATGCAGGTGATAAGATCCTCGTGTATGGTGATACGACCAACATCCTTGATGTTATGGTATCCTGCGAGGAATACTTTAACCCTACACACGGGACGTAGCGACATCATGAGCATAGCTAACGCGAGCCTTATATGGGCTATCATTATTGCTGTAGTAGGTGGGGCTTTGTGGCTAGGTCAGGAACAGGGACGCCTTACGTCTCAGGCTTACGCTCTTGAGAGTCGTGTGATTATACTGGAAGACCGTAGGGATGCCCTCGTGAAAGTTCAGGCAGACGTAGAGCACATAAAACGTCAACTGGATCTGATTATGGAAGAGATGCGTAAGGACAAATAGCTAACGCATAGCGGGGTTGCATTTATACCTTGCTATGCTGCATTGCAACATAGGTTTATATGAATATAACTATCCTCGTGCCAATAAGGCATATCAACAATATCTGACGAGGATGGATAAACAGATGACGAAGTTTATGAAGTTTCTGGAGTACTACACAGACCTGCGCTCAAAACATGCAGCATACCGTGTGCTTAACGAGATGAGTGACTACGAACTGAAAGACATGGGAATCTCTAGGTGCGAGATCAAGCATAAAGTATACGGCCCCAAGTAAACAAACGGGGTTAGGGAGAGGGTTGCTATGATAGAAGGTTTCTTGCAGACGTGGTGGCCGCAACTAACAGCTTTCGTGCTGGTTATTGCATGGCTGAATAGAGAGAGTATGCGGATGACCGTTCGGGTTGAGATGCTCGAAAAGAAAGTCGAAGGCCTCTACGTGTTGTGGAATAAGCAGGTAGATCGAATGCTAGACAAAACGGACACTAAGTAAGGGTTACTTATGGCACGACAGCTAACAGAAAATCAGCAAAAGTTCCTCGAAGTCTTGTTTGACGAAGCAGGGGGTGATGTCGTGCAAGCTAAGCGTCTCGCAGGTTACAGCGAAAAGACACCCACACGTTTGATTGTAGAGGCACTGAAGGACGAGATTGCGGACGCTACACGTTCGTACTTCGCTCGTACTGCTCCAAAGGCTGCTATGGCAATGATGGGTGCTTTGAATGACCCCACAGAACTAGGCATTCGTGATAAGATGTCTGCTGCTAAAGACTTGCTTGATCGTGCAGGACTTGGTAAAGTAGACAAAGTAGATGTATCCTCTAGTGGTGGCGGTGTGTTTTATCTGCCACCTAAAGAAGGCAAGAACGAGTAAGACAACGTGTCTTTTGACTACAAGAGGGACTTGGGTTTTTGGGAGTTGCCTAGGCCACACAAAGGCAAAGAGAAAGAGTGGCACGTAATAGCAAGAGTTCAGGGAAGCGTAGTCCCGTTTGGGTATGAAGTACACCCTGAGAATGACAGGCTTCTAAATCCTATCCCGCATGAACTGGAAGCACTAGAACTTGCGAAGCGCCACTTGAAGCAGTACACTTTAAGGGATGTATCTCATTGGCTGACTAAACAAACTGGGCGCTACATTTCTCACATGGGCCTAAAGAAGCGAGTAGAGATTGAGCGACGACGTAAGAAAGCAGCTACTATTAAATACAACCTTGCCAAGCGCCTCGAAAAAACCCTCGCGGAAATCGAGAAGCTCGAAAAAGGCAGGGTCGGGGCGTACTCAACGGTCACGCAAGACTAAGGAAGCTGAAACAGTTGCCACCCCTGAGACTGTACCAGCGCAAGTCGCACCTGCAGAGTACGATGTCGAGGCGGCACAAGACGTAGTGTTCAAGCCAAACCCCGGCCCTCAGACACTGTTCTTGTCTTCGTCTGAGCGTGAGGTGTTGTACGGTGGTGCTGCAGGTGGTGGTAAGTCTTACGCTATGTTGGCTGACCCCCTACATGGACTGAACGACCCAAACTTCAGCGGGTTGCTTGTACGCCACACTACCGAAGAACTTAGGGAACTTATTCAGAAGTCACAGGAGTTGTACCCTAAAGCTATTCCGGGCATCAAGTGGTCAGAGCGTAAGTCGCAATGGACCTCGCCAAGGGGTGGTAGGCTCTGGATGTCGTACCTTGATAAGGACATGGACGTCACTCGATATCAGGGACAGGCGTTTAACTGGATTGGGTTTGACGAACTAACACAGTGGCCTAGCCCTTTTGCGTGGGACTACATGCGCTCTCGTCTTCGTAGCGCCTTTAGTCAAGACTTAGGACTCTACATGAGAGGCACTACGAACCCCGGAGGATCAGGGCATTCGTGGGTTAAGAAGATGTTTATTGATCCTGCTCCTGCTGGTGACTCTTTCTGGGCTACCAACATTGAGACAGGAGAAGAGATTAAGTTTCCCGCAGGTCATAGTCGAGCAGGGCAACCTCTGTTTAAAAGGCGATTCATTCCCGCAAGCCTTTTCGACAATCCTTACTTATCTGAAGGCGGTGACTACGAGGCGATGCTTCTTTCGCTGCCTGAACACCAAAGGAAACAACTTCTAGAAGGTAACTGGGATGTTAACGAGGGTGCTGCATTCCCTGAGTTTAGCAGGGATAAACATGTAGTAGACCCCTTCAAGATCCCCGGATCGTGGACGCGGTTCAGAGCTTGCGACTACGGATACGGAAGTTACACAGGCGTTTTGTGGTTTGCTGTATCGCCATCAGAACAGCTGGTTGTGTACCGGGAAATGTACTGCAGTAAAGTCACCGCATCTGACTTAGCTGACATGATACTTGAGGCGGAAGCCGAAGACGGAACGATGCGGTACGGTGTGCTCGACTCTTCTCTGTGGCACAAGCGAGGCGATACAGGACCGTCCCTTGCAGAGCAGATGAACATGAAGGGCTGTAGGTGGAGACCGTCAGACAGGTCACGCGGATCACGAGTAGCAGGTAAGAACGAGATACATAGGCGTCTTCAGGTAGAAGAGTTTACGAACGAGCCGGGTCTTGTGTTTTTCTCTAACTGTGTTAATACTATCGCTCAAGTACCGGCGATACCTTTAGACAAACGTAACCCAGAGGATGTTGATACAAACGCAGAAGATCACTTGTATGACGCTTTGCGTTACGGCATCATGACACGACCAAGAAGCTCAATATGGGACTACGATCCTGCGAGTCAGAGGTCAGGCTTTCAAGCACAAGATCCTAAGTTCGGATACTGATAGTGTATATGCAACTTGAAATGGACTTTGAAACACCTGTTATGAGGCCCGGTAGCCTAGCGAAAGGTGTTCCTGACTTAAAGGTGTGCCGGACTTGTAAAGAAGAGAAGCCACTTAGTGCCTTT